ATCGGTTGCTGCTGTGTAATCTCCTGAGATCCAAACATCATGAGGATCAGATCGATCATAAATATCTGCAATTGCAGTATTTAGACGATTTGTCCCATGCGTTAGTTGATATTGCGGAAAATCCCCGAGAGCAAGCCACATAGCTCGCTGTAGAGGTTTTAAGCAAAAAGTGTCACCTATACCCGCTGTGATCGTCCGAACTTTTAAAGGTTCAGCGATCGGCTCCACGCGGACCGGTAAAGGTCCAGATGGAGGAAAAGCAGGAAAGGAAAGACATTTTGTTCCACCTTCACCAGTTTGAAAGTCGAAGCTTTGGGTAAACCCAAATTCTTCTAATTCAGCAAGTAAAGGATCAAGAACAGATGTGTCTTGACATTTATCAACAACAGTTTGTATCCAAGTAGATCGGAAATTGTCATGGTATCTACACCTTTCCTTGAACTGAGTTCGAAGGAAAGACCAAGAGCCTGTGTAGGGTTCCAGATTCCAAATCTGGTTCTCACTACCTCTATCAAAATCCGGCTGTCGTCTGAAGAACATTTTGTCTTCAGCGAAGAAAGTCGGTCCTGATCGATTCCTACATTGTGATGGATGCGTGCGGAAAAGTAAATTTTCCGATCGCACCCATGTAGGATCGATCTTCATTGTATGAATTTTCCCATCTTCCGCTTGAAGCGGGACATGGAATCGCCTCCAAAAAGAGGCATCATCAATGATAGGATTTGATTCTTGATAGACATGTGCCAAACTACTACCGTAATGTAGGTTGGAAGTCGCAATGATAATAGGAGAACAGAACTTCTGTCCTTTATTATCTAAATGCGCCATTGGTAAGATATACGGACAGCACGAAACAAGAGTTTGAAACTCCTTGATATCGTGTCCGTCCATCGACTGACCCAAATCATCAAAGATGGTTATAGGTTGGCCGGTATATCCGTCCCAATGGTCCACATGACAGGTCCTCTGGTAGATAAGCTTGTCTCCCATCGGAACACCTGGAAATAGTTTTGAAAGTTCAGCAACAATCTGATTGATGCGTGAACTTTTACCACTTCCGGGTTGTCCAAAGAGACCAATAACAAACGGTTCCATACGGTCGTCAGGATCTTCCTTTGCAGAAAGGTCCTTAAGACGGTTATGGAACACCAAATCTCCTTTCACTCCTCCTCGGTTACGAGGAAAAGCGAAAGAAGCTTTATTAGTCGGAAAATGACCCTTATTGCTACGGTAATAGCGGGCCACATGCTTCCCAAAGGTTCGACCTTTCTCTCGAAGTAAATCAAGAGTTTTAGGTTCAAGCCCTCGGTGAGGCTGACTAAGTTTGTTACGGTGCTCAATCAAGGCATCCATTATGAAATCGTCTGGGACGGTTTCACATAGGACTTTTGATTGGAGACAACTAAAGCAAAAGCGAACAAAATCATCTGTTGACAATTGTTTACGAATCTGTTTTTCTAATCCCGAAGGGAAAAGATCAATAGAAACGCCAATTGGCAATTCAGATTGTTTAAACGCTTTG